GTGAAATACGTACTGGCATTAACAGTTTTCTTACCAGTAGCACCACGTGTACCGATAATACTCATCCAAAAACGACTATATTCTTCAACTACTGCTTCAGCAATGCCTCTATCACTAGTAGCAAAAATGGCTTCAACAACATCTTTAAAATATAATGTATCGAATTTTTCTTGTACTAACATAGCAGGAATCTTACCTGCATCATATTGACGATTGGCTTCTTGTACAGCGTTAACGTGCATCCAAACATTATGTCCCATCATAATAGCATAGCTAAATGAATCCCAGCTTGTTCTATTACTAACTTTTCCTAATTTATTAACATCAGGCATCACAGACCAGTGTGCAGGATTATAAGGATCTGGATTTGTAATACCGGGCATAACAGTCCCAGCACCATATATACAAATTTCTTTCATAGTAACCTGATCTATAACTGGGCTAGATTCAAATTTGCTAAAAATTTTATCTTGTATTACGGCATCTTTGAAGAGACGTGTATCTTGGGAATACTTCTTGTCGTCTGCAGAAGCCTGCATACGATAGACCCATTTTGTTCTGTCTTCGGTTTCTGTGTTAATATAAATTTGTCCATTTGCGGTTGCAAGGAACGGACTGGCGCAGTCAAAAGAGATGGTAAAGTTTTCATTATGGTATTTTCTCACTGCTCGTTGAATATCAGTTAATAAAGTTGCCCACTCTAACTTAGAGGTGCCTAGGAAGTGCATCCAATCTTGCTGACCCTTTTCAAGGAGCCCATCAAATCGCAATGCCACTAATCTTTTTAGTACTAAATGTATGTCGCACATGTTTTGTCCGCCCATACCCCAACCATTAAATGCACGATCACCATACTGCTTTGGATCGCAATACTTTTTCATACGTTGATACCAATCTTCTGCATCTGCATGATTTTCACCTTGCAGTACATTTAAGAATTTACAATTACCATTCCTATTATTAACAAAATAATCGTTATTAATATAAGTGCCTTGTACTGCTTCCATGTAGCTACTAATGCCAGTTGCCGCAACACCTGACGGACTACGAGCGACCCAAGCAGGGATATCGAGACCCATGCCATAATCCATAAGCGTATCCATCCAAGTTAGAACTTGTTGGCGCTTTTTCATAGCCTTGGGACAATTAGGATCTTTCCAATCAGCAGGCCAAACACCTTTACCAATTTGGAATCCACCAGAGTCACCTAGTACCCAACTGGTATTGCGATCACGATTGCGAAACATGTCTTCGCTTTCATCTACTTTATTAAGATCTAAGTTAGCATGTCCTGCTGAATACAAACAATGATCATAATAAAACATACCTTTATCCGGATCTAAGTAGTTAAGACCTTCTATACCGTTTTTAAAACTAGTAGGAATACGTGCAGGATCTACATAATTACCGTAACGTTGTTTTCCTATAAATGTACTATAGAAACCCGATGTTGCTGGCAGAAAGTATGCGTAGTCGCTTTGATGCGCTGTTAAATTCTTATTCATTATTATACCAAATGTTGCGCCAATACCATACAGCTAATCCATGCCCATATAGTGTTAAATCCTACAAGTGTCGGTAATAGTTTCTTCTCACTAGCCCATATAAGAGACAGGCTTGTTGCTAGTGTAAAGAAATATAGCCACCAAATTTGTATTCCAAATATCAAGCCGGGAATAATGATAACAGCTTTCGCCGCCCAACTGGCAAACTCTACACGATTGTAGTCGGTCCAATATTCCTTTGTAAACCACATGCTATAGCATTCTTTCATTTTATTAAAACCTATGTGGCGATACACAGCACTACATAATACTAAGAACGCTAAACAAGCAGATAATATTTGTACAGTGTTCATTATTTAGATTGTGCTGGAAGAATATAATTATATTCAGCAGTGCCACTATCTACAGTAATTTGTAATGCACCTGCATCTGCAATACGCATAGTAATATCACCACTTAACCCTAAAATACTTTGTACTTGTTGCACCGGCCATGACCATACCTGTTTCAATTTACCCGTAACACTTGGTTGGAACACAAATGATCCTGCGTGTGTACTTGCATCACCAAAGCTAAACACTAGATTGCCACTGTCTGTCTTGACTTGGAAAACAGTTTCTTCTGTATGTGCCGCCGCCTGAAACTTCAAACGCTGGATAGCCGCCACAGTAGGTTGGAATTCAACTTCCCAACTTGTACCTTTGTATTTTACAGACTTCAATTTTTCATTAATAATGTCTTGATTCATAAAACGATAGTCGTTTTCAAAGTCACCAATTGAATTTTGAAAATGCAATCCTGTCGGAATTTCTTCACCGTTGCGTTGTTGTGTAACTACACCAATGCTTGCACCTTCTTTGTACTCTGGACACTTCAAGTGTAAGTCTAACTTGTTTAAGTTAGGCATACCAAACGTACCTTCAAAGTTACTTACTGGTGTATGTGTCTTAGCATTAAGGATAACGCTACGATCTTCAGCCATCGATTCGATAACTGTATCTTTATTGCTTGCAGTAACCTTAACTAAAGGCAAGAAGCCCAAGCTATGTGTATGTGCAACTAGGTCTTGTAAAAAGTCTTTCATTTATGATTCTCCATATGTTATGATTATACTTAGATTTTCTTGTAATGTCAATGTTTATTTCTAACTTTGTCATTGTATTTCGCCGTTTCTTCTAATACTGTTATAGGAGTATTTAGGTTTTTGGCATAATTAATAAATGCTTTTGTATCCTTTGGAAAGCATGCCCCACCAAATCCACGCAAGCCATCTGGGCCCGGTACTTGCATATGACTATTACCAATACGGTTATCCATTTTTAAGATATTAGCCACACCATTATAGTCAGCACCGTTACTTTGGCACATGTCGTATAATTGATTAAAGAACGCAACCTTTACACTTAAGAAGCAATTGGTTGCATATTTTATCATACATGCTTCTATTGGTGTGCAATGTACGATTGTATTTAGGTTTTTGAGAGATTTTCTAAATATATCATCCCAAATATTGTTAGGATCTTCCCCACCTATAATCATGTATGTTTGATTGGCAAAGTCTTCGTTAGCAGTTGCCGCCCGCAAAAATTCCGGACTGTAACAAATACTGTGGTCTGGATATATTTCTCTAAATGCATCTACTACAGTTGGAGTAACTGTACTTTTGATTAACACTGGCATAGATACTGGAACTTGATCTAATACACTTGCTACGTTTTCAGCAATAATACCATTCTCACCAGTCGGCGTATCAACACATATAATAATTCCATCCATATCTAGATGATGACGTATTTCTAATGTTGTATATTTCGGATCTATGACAATTAATTCGTGATCCTTGCCAATCGCATTTAATATAGCCTTGCCAACGAAGCCATAACCTGCTATAATTATCTTCATATTAAAATTCAAATAAACTGTTAAAGGTATTCTTTTCTTCAGTACTACTGATATCCCACTTTAGAACTCCGATCAAGTTGTCTAATTTGTTATCGATAATAGTCTGTTCCATTTCAGCATGATCAAATGGCAAGTCTTTAAACCATTGAGGTAGTCTAAGTTCGTCTACCGGATAGGCAACACTAGTAAATCCAAGCGGACCGGGTTTAAGTTTGCATACAATGACTTTGGCACCGTCTGTAATACCCATACTATATTTGTCATCGTACATACGCTTTAGAGTATTCCAGTTAATACTAGCACGTACATGTCCTGGCATGTTTGTTTTACCTGCTTTCTTTTCTTTACCTTGGTATTCGGTAATCTTGTTAGCACGTTTAGGACTGCCTTTCTCCCAACCTGGTCGAGCTTTAAAACGTCCACGGAATTCAGTAATGTGATCTAGCACTTCTTGTTCTTCTTTACCCATTAGGACCATTTCAAGTACATCACTTAAGAAGTTTTGAATGAATTCTGGAGTATCACTACGCTTCAAGTCTAAGCCCATGGCCTTGATCTTACCTGGCTTACCATCTACGTCTGCCCGTTTGCCTTCCTTGTCATAGTACAGCACAGCATAACGCTTTTTAGTAATGAATAGACTCTTTGATGCAACTAGTTCTCGACCTGCTTTGATAACTTCGCCACGTGCCTTTGGGCAATGAAACGCATCTAACATAAACTGTGGGAATGTTTGATTAACCTCCTCACCAATTTGATCGTATAGTTGTACTACTGTTTCTTTAGTCCACGGGATATGCCCAGCATTGATTTCTTTTTCAAGTGTTTTGTATGCTGAAAAATAGCATGAGTCAGTATCACCATATATAATAGCTTTACCGCGATAGTCATACTCACCAGCAACAATCTCATTGACCTTACCAGCCATGTGCTTGACAATCTGTCGACCAGTTAGTGTGGTACTTTGTCCAATACGCTTGTCAAAGAATCTACAGCCGGCATTAAGAATAGCGCCATACAAACTGTTCAAGTTAATCTTCTTAACGAGTTGCCGCTTGTCCCAGTATTCTTCTTCAACTTTGTTACCTGCTTTGATAGCATCTTTGAGTTTAGCCTGCATCTCTTTACGTTCAGCATACCACCGCTTGAGCAATCCGGGGATAATACCTTCTGTTTCGTAAGTAAAGATTGTACCGTTAGCACTTAGTACCCAAGGTTGATTACTTTCAAAAATTAATCTATACGTCTCGGCAGCACTTAATATATCAGTATCTCCGTTCTCCCAGTCGATCGTAATGTCAGTGCCAATCGCTTGCTCCATTACGGCTGTATATTCTAAACTACCAAACATACCTTCCCATGCCGCCGCAAAACTTTTATCTTTAGCCATTTGTGCTTCGACATATTCGTCTGTCATTGTCTGGCGTAACTGTCCAACAATAGTTTCTGGTCCCATGTTAAGCGCACGAATGGCACTGGGATATAGACTGTTAATGTCTAGTGAACCGATCCAGTCGTGTATGCCTTCTTTAGGATAAGCAACATACGCACCAGCGGCTTGGCTATCCTCGCGCTCGTCCATTTTAGTTCTATTAGGAACAACAAATCCTCTACGATGGGCTTCATTAATAATAGCCTGCTCTGTTACAGCTACAGCACCCATTGTAGTTTGTAGTAGCACAGTACATTCATGTGCCAGTGTATTAGCAAGGTCTAAAAACTTTAGTTTCTTATCTAGTCTGTCTAATAGTGACGTATCTTGTCTGTTATATTCAATGAATGTTTTAAAGTCATTGTTATATAACTGATCCAGGGTACCTTCGTATTGTGTCTTACGTTCACCTAGTTCATATTCTGCAATAGCATCTAGTCGATAACTATGACGTTCTTCATATGTGTACTTGCGATATAGTTCAAGACTATCTAAGTGTACACGACCGATAAAGTCATATGTAACTGATTGACGTCCAAACTTTTCGTATTCTCTACGTTTAGGGAATTGATCAAATAAGCAAAAACGGCGGGTATCTTCCTTACTTAGAACTTTAGTAACACGGTTAACGGTATAAGGAATATCATAACCTTCACTGTTCCAACCAGTTAAGATATCTGCATCTTGAATAACATCAAGGAATGCATCTAACATCTCTGCTTCTGTTTTAAAAAGCATAGTGTTTGGAAATTCTTTAATCTCTTCCTGCGCCTGCTCCCAAGTTAACGTCTTCGGAGGCACAGCAAAACAAACTAGTGTATCTAACCACTGCAAGTGGACAGCAATCGCAGTAATGGGCATAAACGCATCATCTGGTGTGCTGTAGCCCCGTTCAGGATCAAAGTCTACCTCAATGTCGAAGAACGCTACATTTAATTTTGGAGCATCTTGATTTAGATAGTGTTCACTTAGTGTTACAAAAATTGGATTAATATCTGCCTCAAATAATTGCTTACTTGAATTAATCGCTTGTTCTTTGCGCAGTTCTTTTGTGTTCTTACAGACAATCCGTTGTACAGGATCCCCGTAGATCGATTGATGTTTGCCCTTTGGGTCTTTTACATAAAACGTGTGCTTGACAGGAATGTCACGGAACTCACGTTCACCTTTCTTATTACGTTCGACTACGCGAATGATATCATTCTCGCGATCAAACCATGCATCTACATAGCTCATATATCTTCCTCATGTCACTTTAGGCTGACAAATACCTAGTGTGCGGATTATGGCCCGCCGACCTTTCTCTTTATTACTTATTAAATCTTTTTAGTGATATCTAAAATAGCTTCAATTTCAGCCCAATCTTCGTTGTGAGCAGACCAGTCGCCTTTATGCGCAATCTTAATAGCACGATTAATAACGCTTGGTTTAATATTTAATTCTTCTGCAACTGCCTTGACTGTTTCTTTTAAGCCCTCAGATAGATCTTCAACTTCACGTAACACAGTTGAACCTTCGTTGATCAATCTTTCGAGTTTTGCCTTTTCTTCCGGACCGTAGTTTCTACCTGACATAAAATTCTCCTTGTTTGCCTATTATATACTAGTTATCTATGTAATGCAACCTTTAAGAAATTTTAAAGGTGAAAATGGCAGAACTAGTCTGCCATTTTATTTTAGATTAACGTCCGCGAGCTATTTTAAGCCAACGAGCCAATTCATCTGATGATTCTTGAACTCCACTCATTCCAGCTAGATCTTTACTAGCTTGAATCTCAGTAGGTGTTCTTTTTTCACTTTGGCTTGCTTGTACTACTGGAGAGTTACCAATAATTGATGCAGCCGTTGGCGCTGTTGCACTTGCTTGGGCCATTGGAGTTTCACCTGGTTTCCCGGTAGCCGGAGCTGGCGCTGAATCAGCCGCATTACGTGCCGCATCAGCAGTTGTAGCATCTTGAGCTGCCTGCGCCTTTGAACTTGTAATAGCACTGATTTTCTCTTGTGCATTTGAAATAGCGTTTAATGCATCTTTGGTTTCATCACCTTCTAACTGTTTCATAATCTCTTGCATCTGCTTGATTATTTCTAGTTGTTCAGGAGTTGGACCACCGGCAGCCGGAGTTGGTGCAGGAGCAGGAGGAACTACTTGTCCAGCAACACTTGGAACTTCAACAGTACTAGGAGCACTACCACCGCCTAGCAATTTATCTCCGAGAACACCTGCCCCTACACCAGTAGCCGCAACCGTTCCAGGATGAGTTGCAACCCACGCACCAGTCTTAGCACCAGACGCCCCTTTAGCTGTACCGTCAGCTACTTTTGGTAAGTTTGTCATTCTTGGATTACTAACACCTTTTTTGGCCATGTTCCACCAATCTTTTACACCCTGCCCCCACTTACCAATGCCTGCACCAAATTGCTCTGCATCTCGCACTGCGCTGGGAGACAACGTAACTTCATCAAGGCGATCATATCCAAAACTTTCAATTAGAGCATTAGCGATAGCGCCGTTGAATTGTATACTTTCTTGCTTTGGTTGATTTTTTAATAATTCTGTATAGTAGGCTTTGTCTCTTGCACCAATACTTGGATCTTTTAATGCTTCTTCAGCCGCTTTTATTTCATCCGACTTTAAAGTGGATTTTGTACCAGCCATGTTTTGTTTATCTGGTGAAACCTGAGTCACCATTTTTGGTGCCCTATTTTGGTATTGTTGTGCAGCCAGCGGTTGCCCAGACGCCGCAGGCGTTGCCGCAGGCGTTGCCGCAGGCGTTGCCGCAGGTACTGCACCTTTTGTTTGACTTAGTTTAAAAGCCAAATCGTTTAATTTCTGTATATTTTCGCCGTTAACCTTAGCACTAGTTGCATCTGCTTGAGCTTGCTGTGCTGGATTAGCCGCGGCCGGCGTAGGTGCCGCCGGTGCTTGACCTAATGTTGCCAACTTAGCTAGATCAACACCTGCTACTTGGAACGTACCAAATAACTGTTTTCTTTCAACCGGAATCACTTCTAAACCGGCAGCTTTTAATATATTAAAGAAACTAGATTCTTGACCTTTCTTATACCAGTCATATGAAAATTCTTTTACACTGCCTTCACCACCACCACGACCGGTCTGGTTATCCATGTATTTGATAACACCATCTTTAGGATCAATGTAATTTGAATTACCGTTTGGTTTATTCATTGCCTTGACCTGAGCAATTGCCGCTGTTTTTGCGTCGTCTGCTTTGTACCTATCATAGTCAGAGCGTGACATTGGCGCAGCCTGATCAGGAGCTTCTGAGATAGCATCCAGTGTGTTCATTAAATCTCTTAAGTTCATAATATATTCCTAGCTGAATTATTTTAATCTAACACGTTCTGCAATGATTTTAGCATACTGGTTCATTAGTTGTTTTCTTTCTTGTTTATTTTCTTCGCTACGTTGGGTAATAGCCTGTTCAGCTTCTTGGAAATATTTTCCAATAACGCTTTCACGACCAACCCTTGATGGAGTTTTTTCTTTTACTTCTTGATAGTGTTGCATGGCCATTTGAACTGGCAAAGTAACTTTATGAGGACTTGCCTCTTTCAAAATTTGAATACTATTATTTTTATCTACTATAGATAAAAATTTACTCATATCATTTGCACCTACTACAGGTTTAGTAGCAACTGTATCTAACGATTGTAGTATGCGCTTCATATCCATATGATTAACCGTTTAACAGCTTGTGGGTTAATACTTTAATACGAGCTAGATCTGCACTTTCACTAATAGTAACTCCAGATGGAGCGTCGGGACCATTATAGTCGGTTTCTAAATATATAGGATAGATTTTACCATTGTACTTAACTATAGATTTGTGATAGTGTCTTGCGGCAACGAATGCGTCAACGAACGCTGGGTCTTTTTCAAGTGCTGGATCAATCGTAGGTTCAATACCGTTCGCGGCACAAAACGCTGGATCTCTTATTTGATCTTGTGTGGGTTGTTGCTCGTCGTACGCTTCAAATATAAAATCCATATTTTCTTTTACTGGATTTTGCTTAGCCATAGATACAAGTGCGGCCTCGGTTGCTTGATCCATTACGCCAGTAGCATTAATATTTTTGTAACCTTTTTTAATTAAATCAGTTTGTGCGGCAAACACTTTCGGATTACCATTATGAGACATACCATCGTCGATCGCATCTGCTTTCTCTAAGTCGTCATAATCAGCAAACCATTTATTTGTTCTACTTTTGTCTCTGGCTAGTTGAGCACCAAGCAGTGCAAGCGCCGCTGTAGTTCCCAATCCTGGAAAAAAACTTGCAACGCCGCTGCCTAATGACAATGCCGCTCCGGTATAATCTCCAGCCATTCCTCTTCTAACTGCATCAGCAGTACCAGCCACCATTCCGATTCCAGGTGATATTTTTGATAGCATGGACAAACCAGGCGCCGCCTTAGCACCAGTTGCTAATGCTGGAGCAGCCTTGCCGGCAATTTTACTACCGAATGATTTTATTCCGGACCAAGCCGCCTTGCTACCTTTTTGCACAGCATCAGCGGCATCAACCCCTAGTTGGGCAAGACCTGTGGTACCTGCAATCTCTTGAGAATCCTTGCCAATCTGAGCAGATTGTCTCACAGGAACTGCAACTTCAGATAATAAATTGGGATCGATATCTTTTATTAACACAGTCTTATCCTAATAAGTGTTTGGTTAACTCGCGTAAACGTGTCATGTCTGCTGACTCTTTAACAGTTTCTTTAGCCTTGCTTGCTTTGATAGCTTTGTCTACTGAACCAGCATGTTCTGCCTTACCAGTTTCGATTTTACCATCTTCGTCATAGTCACGTTTAGCTTTCTTTTCTACTTCTGCTTTTTCAGCAACATATGCAGTAGTTTCTTTGATGTTCTTCCACATAGCGGCAGCGGCGATCTTCTTACCTTTCTCACCACCACCTGCACTCTTGGCTAGCTTGTCAAAACCTTTACCTGGCTTACCAATGTCTTTACCTGCTTTAGCATCTTTAACTACAGCAGATTTTTTAGCCTTACTTAAACCGGCACTTGGCTTGCCTTCTGCAATTTCTTTATCTTTTGCATCAACAACACCGTCACCGTTCTTATCACCGGCAATTGCTTTAACTGCATTTTTAAATTTAGCATAGTCGTTAACTTTCTTTGCATGAGCTGGATGTACTTGTACAGGAGCCTTTGGAACATGTCCAGCGCCACCGCAATGCTCGCATGGTTCCATGTTTTCTTCAAGTTCTTTATCGCGATTGTCAAACTTGTTACCGCCCTCCATACCCCAAGTCTTATCTTTCTTTGGAGATTTTTTCAGTGCCGGAGCTTCTTTTTGCTTGTCAGCAGCCGACTTAGATTTAGCAGTACTAGCTACTTCACCGTGTTCTTCATCGCTATAACGATTAGGATTTTCTGTGTGCTTAGTTACATTCTGACCTTTATCATTTTTAAAGCGGCTAATTTCACCACCAGTTGAAGATTTTTCTTCTTTGATCTTTTCAGCTTGTGTCTTCTTAAGATCTTTCATTTTGCTCTTAGCTTCAGCTAACACTTCTTTAAGTTTCATTTTTTGTCCTTCGCTTAATGTATCGCTGTTGTCTAAATGATGTCCGTACTCACTGAACTTCATTTCGTATTCTAAATAATGATAGACGCTGGCGATATAATCAGCGGCTTTAGTGATCTTAGCTTGCACCCATGCTTCTAACTGATCGTCATCGTGCATTTGCTGAAACAGCTTATGACTGTAATTAGCTAGCTTGTACAAGTCTGCTTTAGCCATTGCACCTTCGCGATCTGTTCCACCGTCTGGGGTACCGGCTGTTTGTTGTGGGTCCATTTCTGGATTCATTGCGTCTAATTCTGGCATGGTATGTAACTCCGTTATCTTTATATATTTATCG